TTCAAAATAAGTTGTTTCTTGGCTGAAATCAGGATGTGTATCAGGGAAAGTGCATGAAGCCCAATCGTATCTAATTGTTAAGTCAACTGTTCTCAAATCTTCATTTGAATAATCAAGATCTCCAAACTTTGCTGATTTAATAAATGGCTGATTAAGAGTCCATTTTTCAACAACCGCACCGTCTGCTTTTAAAATCTCAATAACAATAAGTTGAAGCCCAGCTGCAATAGATCTGTTTTTTGAGATAGTATGAAATTGCCCATCTTCTGTTGATTGGGGGACCATATAACCAGAATTAATCAAAATCTGATTCATTACGCCAACGGCATCAGGAGAAATAGGATCCACTAGCGTCATCGACACCTCAGACCAAGATACTTTTCCGGGAAAGTAATATTTACCTCCTAGGTAGTGATGCTCATTTTCACCAACATCAAAAGATGGAGTTGTAACGGTTTTAGCCCACCAAAGAATTCCATCAATAACGCTATTCCCGCCGTTAGCGTTCTCAGATAAAAATTGTACTCTAAATCTAAAGTTTCTTTTAGGTTCTACACCTGCTGAAGTCCAAAAAGCCATTATATTAATCTCCCTTTATTGTAATTAGTATAGATCATTAGAATTGAACTCCGGATCTCGTGATTACAAAGTCAACTGCGATAAACTCGATTGCTTTGGCTGGCTTCACATAGATCTTGGCATAGAGGATGTTTCTGTCCTGAAGATCTGGAGTGGTTGTGCTTGAATCAAGAATAACTTTGAACTCTGTGATTCCGCCTCGTGCTTTAATTCTATTAAGCACACGTTCTGCTCTACTCTTGAACTTGTTCCAAGTAACTTGGATGTTCTGGTCGAATAGGATGGTATTAGCAATTCTACCGATTCTCTTCTTTAGATAAATCATCATGCGACGAACATTGATTCTGTCAAGAGCCGATGGAGTTTGTTGAAGTGTCTTCTGTCCGAAGATTACAAACTCTCCTTGAAGTCGAGCAATTGGGTTAATATCAAGTTCATAAAGATCATCACGATTTGCTTTATTCATGGTCTCAACAACAGAGAGGACACTCGGACCAGCATTCCCGCCGAGGTTTGTAAGTCCACCACGATTGAATCCGGCAGGAGCAAACCAAGGAGCGCTCAATGCTTGTGATCTTGCAAGAGCACCGCAAGCAGCAACTGAAGGAGGAACAGGAGTCACAACTGTGTCGCCTTTCTGTTGAACTCTAACCCATGGGTGATATGCGGCAGCGTATGAGGAATCAAAGTTTCTAGAGCGAACACTAGAAATAACGCTTGCAAGAGATTTCTTTCCTTCTTGTGTAGGAGTGGTCTCGGAAGCAGGAGTGTAAGCATCAAGATCAATAATAGCAAGAGAATCTTGTCTATCATTGCAGATGTCAATCATTCTGTTCGTTAGTTCTTCCTTATTGATACCGGGCATCAAAAGAAGGTCCATTTCAACATTTTCGGGATCTTCGGCTATATCAAGTGCCTTATTAAGAGAATAATAAGTATAGCTTGTGGCTTCTGTTGTCCCAATATCTCCATTGTTAAACGGTTCTAATTCTGTGATATTTAGTCCGTCAAAACCACCGAAGAGTGGAACTGTAAATTGTTTGATTTTTGCATCCAATAAAGCTTGATCACCATTGACAGCTGTATAAGAAGTTCCTGCTGCCCTAGAACCAGAGACATAATAACCTAAGTTACTATTGGCATCATAAACAACTTCATCTAATGAAAAGATAAATGATGTTTCTGTTGCGCGACCGGGTACACCGCTATTTGTATGAAGATCAAAACCTCTTGGCATTGCACGTATCAAATCTTTAAATCCTTGATCCAAAGCATTTGAAGATGAAAGATGCTGATTTACACCAAAAAGATCAGTTGCTCTATAGCTTGTATTTGTTGAACCTTTTGAATTGATAGTTGTCAATCTCAACGAAGGCCAATCAAAACAAACTACGCGGCCATTTAAACTTGATGTTGGACTTGATAACAAAACAAAAGAATCGGTATCATCAAGTGTATCAAAAGCATCTGTATTTCCGGGAGTACTACCGGATCCCAAAACCATTGCATCAAGGAAATCTGCTGATTGATCTTCGACTAATGGAGCGTCATGACTTCCGGACAAAACAAAAGGTTTAAATTTTTGTGGTCCAATAAAACCAAATGGCACAGCATATTCATCTTGAGGTGGCTGATCATTCTTAAGAGCGTCTGCCATCTCGATTCTAATATAATCTGATTGATTATTATATTTACCAACCATATTGAATTTTTTATCATTAGAATCCCATACCATATTCATATCACCAATTCTTTTAAGAATATAATTGTCCGATACAGGATTTAAAGTAAGATTAGAAAATTGTTCGACAAGACGATTAGTTCCCCACTCATAAACACTTAAAGTGAAAGTACCATCTTTTATGATTTGTGTGCCCAACTTAATGCTTTCAATTGCACAATAGAATTGATCTTGAAATGCCTTACCTTCATGAAGGGCAATAATGCGAAAAAGTTTTTCCGCAGTGGCCGCATCATAGTTAGAACTTACTTCTGATGGGTCTCTATTAATAATCCAACCAGATTTAGCGGCAACAGAACCAAATCGGTGGTCTGCATATTCAGATGCCACTGTTGTCTTACTTTCGCCAATAGAGCCGCTAGCAAGTCCTAAAATAATACCGATTTGGTTCCCAGCGCCGGTAGCAGAAGCGTTTCTTAACGCAGTATCAACAGATTCTTCAAATGTCTCTCCTAACCAATAAGTTAATACATCTGCTGGTTCATTGATAGTTGTATTTACCTTGTGCGGAGTTGTATTTAAAACAGATCTAATATAGTTTTTACTTCCGGGCGTAAAATCAACTGCTTTTTCCTCAACAATTGTACCAGAAGCATTTTTAATAATCAGAGTAAAGGTTGATTGATTACCGGCACTAGACAAAGATTCAAAAACAGTAGCAGAACCAGTTATGGAAACTCCAAGGTAATTAGGAGTACCTTTTAATTCTACAGTTCCAGCATTACAATAAATGATGGCGCCAAGTGATCCGGTACCAACCTCGCTACTCCCAGATGGGCCAATGAAAAGACCAAAAGCACCAGCACACTCAGTATAGTCAGTGCGACCTAGTGATTTATCAGAATCGACATCCCACCCAGCATATCCAGCGGCTGAAGCGTTGTTTGACTGTTCGCCCAAAAGTCGAACAAATGTGACTGGTGAATCGTTTGCTGCGAGCCATGCTTCGGCTGCAATAGCAGCATATGTAGGAGCGATGGTATTTCCTTGTCTCCAAACGTCCATTGGGCCCGGTTGCGGACCATAAACAGGATTACCGAAAACGGTAACAAAATCATCAAATGAATTAATTTTGATTGGCTTCATTGAGGGGCCACGGAGAGCACGTCCAATCAAAAGAGGTCCATCGTCTTGCAATTGCGCAGGAACTGTACTTTGGTCAACCTCGGTTAATTGGATGCCGGGTGAAATAAAGTCAAATTTTCTAGGCATTAATATACTCCTTATAAACTTATAATCATATTAAATAGTATCGATGAAGATCAATAGTAATTATTGGCGGTATTTCTGTTTATTTACAGTATTCCAAGGTAATTGGTCTCCAATCATTACTCTTTCTCTGCTCATTTTTACTTCAACATAGTTCTCTCTGACGACAACTTTTGGCTTTTCTCTGTTGCCGGCTTCGCCCATTAAATATCCAAGAACTTTAATAGATATTTGGGTTTGAAAATAACGCTCATCTTCGCCTAAATTGGTTATATTAGAATCGGGATTAAAATCTTGCTGAATGAATGCTTCGAAGCGATGTCCATCATTTGAAAAAAGAAAATGATTTACACCTCCGGTTCTTGTGATAAGAGGCGTGACAAGTTCATTCATTTGTTGTAAATACTCAGTTCTAATTGTAATTTTGTAATTACATGTGACATAGGTTGGAACGGGCATCTCAATAGTTTCATAAACAACTTTTTTGTTATTTGATTTGCCTGTCTCGTCTCCGCTCTTTAATTCTCTAGCTTTATCAGCGTTTGCAAAATTTCTTGTTTTGTCTTGTACAATTCTTCTAGAAACTATTGTGGCGCCGCCTTTATAATCGCCATTCTCTGGCAAGTGAGCGTAATGCGTGCCTCTAAAAGATGGATCCTTAACCATTGATTCTCTAGTAACCGTAATCAAAGGTAATTTAAGTTTACCAGCAGAGTCTCGCAAATCTTTATCATTTTTGATCTGGAAAGCTCTTTCTGCTGAGAGCCATAAACAAGGTACTTTTTTCCATCCAGAGTTAGTGTTAGCGTGAAGATCCAAGCTTTCGTTTACCCAATTATAAAAGCCAACATCAATGGTCTCGATTGTTGATGGTAAAAATGGTATCTCTTCTACTTCACTCACCGTTAAATACTCCGTCTCTTGCTCTAATACAGGTTGCAGTTACCTCGAATCTATGCTCGATTTGTCCAAAAAGTTGCTTAGGTTCGTTAAGTTTCACTATCTCGTAGTAAATATCACCGTATCGTACGAAATCACCTTCTCTAACGAAAAGATCTTGATCCTCGGTTAATCTTCGCTTATGAAAGTTAACTGTAATATTGGTTGTCTTGTCAAGCCCCATGCCATCAAGAAACGAGGTTTCAACTCCACCATACTCAACTAAAGCATAGACTCTAATTGGATGAAGAAAAGTTTTTTCAATGGCCTCGCCGTATATTGGATGAAAGTTGGTGCGAGCCATATCAATTGGAAAGTAAAGGACCTGTTGGCCGATGACCCTTTCAATAATCTCATCATTGACTTGCTTAACAAGATTGCGCTCCTTCTCTCCGAGAAACAAAGGAGGTGGCGGAGATGCGGGTTTTGACCATTTGTTGTCTTCTGACATTTACTATCCTCGGAGCATGCGAATTTTCATTCGTCTTTTGTTTTCGGTTACGGCTTGTGGTTCTGCTGGAAATAAATTCTTTATTTCATCGCTGTAAGCCAAAATCAAGGTTGCCATCTCGTCTTGATCGTATTGCGATAAAAGAGAGTAAAGAGCAAGGAATTTTGCACTCGAGTCAATTTGGTCTTTTGTTACGGTCATTTTTAATTGAAAATGATCCTGAACACTTGACCATGAATCATCACCAGCAGCATCAATATCAGCCAAGACATCTTCTACTGTTTGATATGTTTGAGGCCCGTCTATTGTAAAAGGAATAACAGTTTCATTATTATTAATAAAAGACTCGCCATTTCCAACAGAAATCTGGCATTCTTTGTTGATTTCGCGAATAAGCCATTGTTGAAGTTCTTCACTTTCGCCAATAGCAATAAGTATGGCTGCTGCTTGTTTTGGAGTGTATTTGCCGCGTATAATAAGTTGTTTTAAATCAATATTCATGATAGTGTCATATGAGACTTCTTCGACAATCTCCAACATTGTCATTGTTTCGCCTTCGCTAACAGAATCAACAAGCCAATTGGTTTGATCTATAGTTTGATGATAAGCTTGATTTAAATACCATTCGGGATCATCATAGAAATCTCGTAAAGCACAAATATCTCTTGCAACAGCATCGAAAGCATCTTCAATATAAGGATCGGTTACAAGAGCAAGACCTAAGCCGCCATTTCTTGAAGTGTCCGCCATATTTGCAAGTTCCCCGGGAAGTTCTCCGAAAGCAATTCTCTCTCCCATATTATAAGAAATCTCAGCTAAATTTGGATATCTAATCGCAATAAAAGGTTTTGCGAAATTGTGAGTCATAAAAGTAGAAGGAGCATAAGCCGCAATAGAGTCTGGTGTAACTTCTTCATTGCCCCAATAAAGATTAAATCTATCTATATAATCTGCAAACGCTTCGTTGATTGCTGTATAATTGTCTCCGACATTGACGGACTCTGGGAGAACAGCGAACACTGTAAGCAAAATCTCTTCGATATAAACATCGCCTTCGTAATCTAAATCCAAAGAAACATCGAAATGCCATCTGGTATTGCGACTGGCGGCCTCGGCTTCTTCATCAGCTTGGATTTGCAATATTTCCAAACCGGCCCCGCCTTCATTCGCTCTCTCTTCTAATTCGTTTTGAATACTTTTATCGTATCTAATATCGCCGCTGGTCTCGATACCTTCAGCATCAAAATCAAGAGCAGTCGCAAACATTAAAGACAAATTGCTTCTAATAGAGGCACCATTGTCTTCATAACTTCCACCAAATCTTTCAAAGTTGTCGAGAGGAATGGAAAGCTTATTAGTTCCTGCCTCAACGGTTGCGTTAAATATTTTTTGAAGTGAAGACTTTTGAATTCCAGAGATATGACTACGAACGTATTCTTTGAAGCCTCCGATGTCTGTGCCATAAACTTTCTGATCCGGAACTCCGATTTGAGTCACCTCGCCTGTTTCTGGGTCTGTAAAGGAAGTATTTCTAATTCTTACACGAGCAATAGGGGAAATAACACCCTCTCCCCGAGTTCTATCCCAGAAAAGTTCGGAATCTTCGTATTGATCGATATCTTGTTGAGTTGGTTGAATATTATTTTGTTCAAATTGTTTAACCTCAACAGCATAAGCAATCATTCCATTGGCCCAAGCCTCTGCTAAAGCGCAAATATTATATTGATCAAATCTAACCTCGCCTGCTGATGATGGAGGGGTATGACAAGAGCGAATCTGAACATGGTCTGACATTCTAAAAACATCAATAGGGTGTCTCGAGAATATAACATAGCAAGGTATAAAAAGATCGCCATGATCTTGTTGCCATCTATAAAGCTGCGCTTCATCAGAGATTGCTTTTTGAAAGCCTTGCAATTTCTCAATTATAGGAGCAGTCAAAGAAGTATTTGGATTTGCTATTTGCACTGCTGGAATTGTTTTATAGCTTGTTCCGAGAAACTTATTAATTGTGCTTCTCATTGTAGCAGATTTAGAGACCTCAAACATCTTTGCTTTTTGAAAAGCTTCATTGGCTTTATACCATTCTTTATAGCCTTCTTCTGTATCTGCACCAGCCATGAGATCAGCTGCTTTTCTCTTTAATTCGGCGGATTTTATAAAAGCCTCAAAATATTGATTATATAATTTTGGGAGTGATTCTGTATAAAAAGCAATCATCTTCGGAATAAGGTTCTGAAGTTTTAAAGTAATTGACTTTGTTTGAATAGTCTTGCTCATTTCCATTCTATTATTTGAATCTGGTCTCTGATATTCCCAAGTTTTGCTGAATGTTAGAGACTTATTACCTTCTTGTGTATTCAAAACCCAATCATTATCTTGAAAAAACTTAATCATTTCATAAATTGGATGGCCTTTATTGACGGTTTCAAAGTCGCCAAGAACACGGTATCTATTTCCAAAGATATTTGAATATGGAAGCTCCGAAATAGGAATTTCTAATGCATCTTCTATTAATGCGTACTCATCCTCGTTTATTTCTTTTAAAACTTGCTTTTTATTTTTGTTATTTACTTTTACTTTCATGATTATCCCACAAAGATTCCCAAAGGAACATATTTTTGAATATTATTTGTGTTGTCAACAATGTTCTTATCTGTCTCGATTAATTTATCGTAGGTCATAAGGTCTAATTGTTCTTTTAATTCTGTGCGTAATTTGTCTTGTTCTTCTTTTGCTTGGCTTAGAAGGTCTGAACCATTAAGAGTTACATTGTCACCGGGAATTGGCACATTATTGCCAAATTTTGAGCGAACTTGGCCCAATGTTTCCTTACTTAGAGCTAAAGCAAAGCGTCTGATCCATTGTTTTCCAATTGAATTGATATTTTCAAAAGCAATGTTCTCAAATGGAAGCGTATTCATGTTGTTTACGCCGTCTTGACCATCGTTATAATCGTCTTCCCAAGATGAATCGCGAATTGAAAAGCGAAACCAGAACTTTTCAGGTGAAACCGAGTCGGGTGTTGGAAAAAGACGAAGATTATTGTTGATAATTTCATATGAATAATGAGAGGTTCGTGTATAAAGATGATCTTCGTATTGAATAGCTTGCAGTTTATTTTGCCAAGCGGGAACAACCTGCCATGTTGAATCATCTGCGAATTGTCCATATGAGTTTAGGTTACCAACAACGTTTAATCCGCCATAATAACCATAGAACCTCCACATTTGTCGAGGAGAAAGATAAAATACGTCTCTGATTACAATTCTTTTTGTTCTGTCAATGTTCTCGAATGGAACACCACCAGCTTCTGCTGATGCTGAGACAATTGCTTGAAGATCATAATCTTGTTGATTAACAACTGTATCAAAAGAAGCTGAGTATATTGGAAGTGATCCGCCAATTCCTGCTTCATGCGAGAATTGCGAACCTACTTTCATTGCGTAACCAAAGTTAAACTTTGGATATTTTAGCTCAACACCTGATTGTCCGGCTGTGATATTACCATCTTCATCGAATGAACCTGTTGGATTACCCAATACAGAACCAAGAGTGTTCTTTGCTTGATGAAGGTTAACCAAATAAGAATATTCTAAAACGGCTTCTTCATAATTTGCATAAACGTTCTCTGCTTTGATCTCGAGATCAAGAATATCACCACCGAGCTTTCGGTATGTGTAAGCAACTTGGTCTGCTGCCCCTGAAAGAAAAGCATCTGTTGTATAAATACCAAAAGGCAGGGATGTTAAAACATCACCTACCGTTCCTGTTGGCGGAAGAATAATTGCTGATTGTTGTGAAGTTGGTGTTAAAGTTGGAAATGCCATGCATGAACCCTCCGATCATAGTAAATAGTTAAAAGAGGGCCTTGTTTCCCTTTATTCTTTTGAAGACTTTGATGACTTCTTCTTGGTTCTTCTTTTTTCTTTTGGATCTTCGGCAACTTCTTCGGCAACCGGCGCTGGTGCTTCTTCAACAACTGGTTCTGGTGCTGCTTCAATAACAGGCGCGACCACTTCTTCTAGTTGGCTTTGTGCTTCTGATTTTTTTCTAAATTTATATCTTTTAAAAGATTTACCCATTTTATAACTCCTAAATTATACAATAATTAGTTAAAAACAAAGAAAAACCCCCCGATCCGAAGACCGAGGGGCTGGGTAGTGAGTGTGTTAATTCAAAAATTAAGAAGAAGCACCAGACTCACCAAGAAGACCACGAACGATAACAAGACCGTACATGTCAGGACGAACCATCTTCTTAGCGTAACGAGTCATTACGCCTTTACGAGGAACGAAGTCCTCTGGTCCGAAGATGGTAGGTGTGGTTTGGAGAGGAACGTATGGAGCGTATACGTAACCACTTTCAAGGAAAGAAGAGCCCTTGCGACCAACAAGAATAACGGTACGTGGGAAATAAGGATCTACGACAACATCAAACTTGCGGCTAAGAGAACCAACTTTCACAGCGCCAATATCACCTTTGTCAGCATCAGCTGTAACATTCGCACGGAAACCAGAGGTAAACTCGAGAATGTTAGCAACTTCAGGACCACAAACAATAAAGTTAGCACCGCCACGAAGTGTCTTTCTGTGGATTTGAGCAGATATATCATTGATGGTTTCAATGAGGGTCTCATACCATTCAGAAACGGTACCGGTGAAGTCAGGAGCTTTCGCAGCCGCACCAACCTCAGCACCAGTCTCACGATTTACAAAAAGACCGGGTGAACGAGACCAGTAGTAGGTACCAGCAGTGGCACCAACAATAAGATCAGTCATGATCTCACGATCAAGTTCAAGTGCAATTTGCTCTGAAAGAATAGAGGTAAGCTCAACCTCAGCATCCAAGTTGTGGTAAGCATTGAGGTCTTGTCCCAATTCTGGGGTCCACTTTGCTTTCAATTTCTTGGTTTCTGCGGTGATCGCTACAGAATCAACTTTAATGTCGATTTCTGGAATTCTTTCGTTTCCTTCAAGATCCCAAAGGTCATCACCCTTAATAGATCCAAGGCCATTACCAGCAACGAGGTCGTCGTCAATTGGGAAAGAAGTGCTAACATCAGAAGCAGAAATAGCTCCGAGAAGTGATGTAGCGCCACCATTATCTAGTACTGTTCCCGCAGGAGCAGCATAAACCATGGTAAAGCGATAAAGATCACTTGAAGGATCTTGTGTAAGAGAACCAGAACCGATTCTAGTACAACGACGAATGTGAATACCTCTTGCACCACCAGAAGATGAGATAGCAGTAACGTTGTCAACAACAAATTGGCTCATTGCGGTTGATCCGGTAAACTCGAAAACAGCAACATTGCGACCGGCAAGATCTGGGTCATATTGAACCAAAGATTCAAGAGTTGCTTGATCAGCAGCAGAAAGTGGGTTATCACCTTCACCAGCGGCAACATTAACAGTACCTGAAGCTACAAGAACAAGAGCAGTCAAGTCAACAGTAACAGAACCAGTAGCAGAAGCGTAACCGTTGTTAAGACCACGAGGACCACCACCAAGATCACGGTCGCGAGAAATATTTACACCACCGGTGATTTGAGAAGCCAATTTACCACCACCATAGATAGAATCACCGATTTCATATCCAAGACGATCTGCAACACCAGCAGGGCTGTTGTCAGAGAACTTAAAGTCCATGAAGAAGATAAGACCAGAAGGAAGGCTCATAGGCTGAACACTAACAAGGTCGTTAGCGATAAGTCCGGCGAAAACACGACGAACAATTGGGAAAGCCACAGCAGCGAAACCTTCAACATCACCGCTTGCCATTGAAGACGATTCACGAAGAAGTTCTTTTGCTTGGTTTTCAAGAAGACGGGCCATATTGTGCTTCTGTTGATCATTTGAAAGACCTTCAAGAAGACCGGTTTGACCCCATTTGTTAAGGAGAGCTTGTCCTTCTTTCGCCATATCGCGTTGGACCATGCCCTCAGTAAGGGTTTGAACAATAGACATTTTTAATACCTCCATTTATGATTAATTAATGCCAGCGAGTTTTTTCATTCTGTCAGCAAAAGACATGGACTCGGTAACCACGGGTTCTTTTCGCCTAGGCATTATCGCTGAGAGATTAGATCTTCTATTTACAGACTCGCTCAGTGATTGTGGACCGCTCTTTGAAGAGGATCCCACTGTAGCACTCAGAGTCTCATGAAGTACCTTTGCTTCGTCAACAGATGTCGCCTTTGCGATGGCTTCAACAATTTTAGATTTTTGTCGCTCATTCAGGGAGGCATCGCTTAAAGTCTTGTTCGCATAAACCAAACGAGCATTGGCAACCATTGCTTCGTCAAGTTTTGCTTTGAGTTGCTCAACAACTCTTAAAATCTTATTTGTATCCTTGTTTGTTTGTCTCAAGGATTCTTTGAGTTCTTCGTTTTCTTCTTTATACATATCGCCTTGTTCTCTGGCGAGACGAAGTTCCTCGTCGTATTTTCTGGTTCCTTCGTCGGTTGTGATCCAACCGTGCTTGTCTTCTCCGAGGTCAACGTGTAGTTCTTCGTTTAGTTCTTCCTCGGATTCTTCTTCTGACTCTTCGTCTTCAGAATCTTCGTCTTCTTCTTTAAGAATATCAGAAACCATTTCTATCATTTCTTGGAGAGTTAATTCTTCTTCGTCTCCGCCGAGATCACCACCGCCAAGGCCTCCAAGAAGATCTTCATCACCTTCGTCACCAGCGAGTCCACCAAGAAGATCATCTGTTGCCATGGGTTCTTCGCCACCAGATGTTGGGTCTTCTTGTGCTGCTGCTTTTATAGTATCAAGGTCGATTTCAAAATCTGAAGGATCGAATTCGAATTCCATTGAAAGCTCAGCTTGGGCATTTGGATCAACAATATTGCTTGGTGATGATGCCATTGGAGCAGAAGGCATAACTGAGGTTGCAACAGAGGCACCAGCGTCTCCGCCCATTTCTTCTTCATGAAGCATATCTGCTTCTTCTAGTTCATCCATCTCGGCAAGAAACACTCTGCCATTTCGTCCTTCAACTTGAACGCCGTCTTCGTCAATTGAATGAACTTTTCCGATTTGATTTGATTCCATATGACGAACATACGAACCAACACCAATTCGAGAATCATTTCCTTCAAGAAGAGACTCGACCGCTTCTTTGATTTGAGGAGCATACTTTTCAATAATTGCCTGTTCGGCGTTTTTAAGAGCAGCCTCACGAAGTGCGGTTGCATCAACAATTGCTTGTTCTAACATTGAAGACATTAAAATTTCTCCTAGAAATACTATATCACAAGTAAATAGTGTTTATGATGGGAAAAGGAAGATTATCTAATTTGTTGTAACAACTCTTAATAATAGGGCCGCATCGTCTGCTTGTATACCGGCAGCATCAAAATTCATTTTAATTGTTAAACGATCACCAGAAACAAAAGAAATAGGAGAATCTAGTAATTTTACAAAACCCGTATTATTGGCAGCACCAGAACCACCTGAAATTGTAACGGATCCAGTTTGCCCCGTAACAGCACCATTTTTATAAACTTCGGCTATAAAATCATAAGTTCCGCTAGTATTTATTAAATATTGTATTTCTGTTGTAATATGAGTGACTTGACCATCGGCCGGAATTCTATAGCCATAATCATTTGTTGAGCCGTTTACAGTTGTGGTCTCAATCGGTCCGGTTCCTGTAAATGTGCCATTGTAACCATAAGCAATAAAAGATGGTATGCCTAAATTAGCAACGGAATCAAAAGTTATATTACCCACACCGTCTGTTTTCATAACTTGGTCACTTGTTCCATCGGCAATGGGAAGTTGATAAACAGGGCTGCCGCCATCAGTAACAACAATGTTAGATCCGGATACAGTGCCGACACTAATTGAATTTCCATAAAAGTTGCCTTGATTATCAATAACAGTATCTTCGCCCGGAGGTGCTCCTGCTATTTTAATTGAGTCAGCATAATGTAATACAGAAGCGCTGATAGGCAAAGATGATGATACATGATCATTGCTTATTTGAAGACGAACAGAGCCAGATGTTTGGAATTCAATTTGGTCCTCGCCGAAATCAATTAGAGTATTTCTTTCGGTGTCATCTGCTGCTTTGAGGTCTCCGATAACTTGAGATCCTTTTGAGTATTTGTAAGACATAGTTAATCCTTTTTGTTATAAATAGAATTTTAGAAATAAAAAAGGATGCCCGAAGGCATCCTTTAAAACACATTTTAATAATGATTAGATAACCATCCAGTTACCAAATCCATCATAAACCATAGTTACGGAAGCAAAATTTGACTCTAGTAAAATCGAAGTATCACCATCAATTCCATTAGTAGTATTATCATTTGGTCTAATTGTAATTGGATAAGTTGATGTATCGCCATGTCCTTTAATGATTACAACATTACCGGCAGCATAAGAGCCGGATAGATCAAAAGTATAAGAAGCTGTAACATTTGCATTTTCCCATGCATGAACCCCTTTGTTTGCAGCAGTACTGATTATGGCACCTGCTGAATAGTTATCAGTATTATAACCATTAAGGGAAAAGCCACTTGCGGCATCTGCGCTGATTCCTGAAAGGTTTGCGCCGGAACCGTAGTAGGTTGAAGCAGATACGGGAACAGACGAAGCCAAAGAATTAGCTCCATCAGTTTGCTTAGTCTGGAAAGTTACTGCATTGGTAGTACCAATAGTCAAACCATATCCAGCAGTCTCAGCATTACCTCCATCAGCAATTGTGATGTTTGTATCATCAACAGTTAATTCGGTTGAATTGACAGTTGTGGTTGTTCCGTTGATAGTAAGATCACCAGTAATAGTAGCATTACCGCCAATTTCCAAATTACCAAGCGCATATAAATTGCCAGAACCAGAAATATCACCAGATGAAGCAGAAATATGGCCTGTAGAAACAACTAAATCTGAATTTGTAACTGTTAGGGCATTACCCACAGTAAGATCGCCATTAATATCGGCAGCATCTTCAATATCTAAGCTAAGACCTGAGATAGCACCAGAACCAGAGATAGTTGTTGCACCAGCAATTGCCCCAGCATTAGTAATACCACCACTTTGAAGAGCCAAAGAAGTACCAGCAAGAGTGGTCATGGTTAAAGCAGAACCAGAAATATCACCAGCAGCAGTAATACCGCCACTTTGAAGAGCCAAAGAAGTGCCTGCGATTGTAGTAAGTGTAGTAGCAGAACCAGAAATGGTCGTTGCACCAGCGATTGCACCAGCGGCAGAGACACCAGAAGAACCAGCATCCAAGCCCTCTTCGGCTGTAATAGAACCACTTAAGGTTGCGGCTCCACGTTGAAATTTATAAGTCATTTTTATTATCCTCCAAATGTTTTAAATAGTTTTGACTTTATCGGACAGCACTAGAAAATAAAGAATTTATCAGTACCATTCGAATACAATGAAATCGAACCATAATCTGATTCAATTGTTTGATTTGATTGCCCATCAATCACGTCAGAGCCTGATGTTTGGACTGTGATATTATAAAGAGAGGCATTGCCGCTCTCGTCTTTAACAATAAAAGTTTGACCGCTGACTAGTGTGTTAGCCAAAGGCAATTGAACAATAGCTGCGGAGCCTGTGCTTACACCAATATAATAATCCGAAGAAGATGCGGTATAAGGTGTTGATGTGACCTCGGCTCTTGAGAATGTGTTACCGCCGGCCGATATGCCTGTTAGGTTTGATCCATCTCCATAGAATGTCGATGCTGACACATGGCCGGATGCTGTAATATTTCCGTTAGTTAAAATAAAGTCACCAGCGTCTAAGGTTACATCAGCTCCGTCATAAACAAAATTTAGATCACTTGTTATAGTTTGATTTGTAGGGTTTGATACTCTCAAAATTCCATTAATTACTGCTGTTTGCATAGGAACACCGCTCAATGTTCTTCCGTCTCCATAGAATGCTGCACCGGAAATGTTGGCTGATGATGAAATCACAGAAGAGGCCGTAATTTTATTTACTGTTATGTTTCTCGAGGAATCAACGAAAGTTGTTCCGGCAATATCAATTATATCTTGAAGATAAAGAGAGGAGCCGGATATATTTGAGGAAGCAGACAAATTAACTGTAACCAGAGTATCCGATCCTGTTAAAAAAGTTAAAGTGTTCTCGGAGCCTAGAGCTCCGTCAGCATTGAATTGGATTTCGGTGTTTAATCCAACTGGTGTTGGTGTTCCTGTGACACCCGTTAAGCCAGAGCCGTCTCCTTGAAAATAAGCTCCGGAGATTCCTGTTGAGGCCGAGATCTCGGATTGATTTATTTTTGTTGGGAGAACTATATTCTCTATTGAATTAGAGCCGGTGATGTTCCCACCGCCGATATTAAGGGTGGACTCGATAGTAGAAAATTGTATTGTATAATAGTTATTAGAACCGTCTGTTGTTATTAAATAATCACTGTCATTTACTCCACCTCGGCCTGTTAAAGTTGATGTATCAAGTCCGATTCCCAATGTTGGGTCAGAACTAACTACTCTATTCTGATTTGTCTTAGCAGTCAAGATCCCAGCAGAATTAGTAAGAGGCATTGAATGGGCAACTTGAGAAGCCGACAACTGTCCCGAGATATTAGCAGCTCCTAGGTTTGTAAGATTAGAGCCATCGCCATAGAAAGAAGAAGCCGAGATATTAATTGAGGCACTGATGTCTCCTGCGACCTCGAGAGTATTTGATGAAGTTGCGAATGTTAAATTGGCTGATGCTCCGAAGGCGCCATCGTCATTGAATTGAATTTGAGTGTTCGATCCATCTGGAGTTCCTCCGCCGCCTCCAACTCCCGAGAGTCCTGATCCGTCACCGACAAATGCTGTTGCATAAACTGTTGCTGATGATGAAAATGCCGATGCTGTGAGGTCGGTTATTGTTTTTTGTCCATTTATTGTTTGGTCTGTGTGAGTGTCTACAATATTCTCAATTGTTCCCTCGGTCGAGCCAGCAAAGCCCGCTCGCTTCTTCATAATATTATAAGACATGCTAATCCTCTATCTTAAACTGTACAGTAAATAGGTTTTTGATAATAAAAAGGGAGGTTGCCCGAAGGCAACCTCCACAGAATGTAAGGAATGAAAACCAATCCGAAAATTAGAATACCATCCAGTTATTAGAACCGTTGCAAATAAATGTAACAGCAGCATTTGGAGATTCAAGATAAATTGAAGCAACACCATCGATATCGGTAGCAGTTACTTCAAGGTAAGCACCGTCAGGTACATCACCCATCTTGAGGTATACCATCTGACCAGCAGCAGCACCTGATGGAAGAGCAATAGAATCAGCATCACCAGCAGTAAGATTTTCGTACTTGTTAACCTTACCGGCATCAAGAACGGTGTCAGCATCAGCTTTAGAAACAACATCCATCTTCATGGTACCAACAAGTTCACCATGGAAGGTAGCAGCCTTCATGTGTGGAGCTTGAATTGGAAGTGAAGAATCGAAAGCAGCTTCAGCAGCACCATCAAAAGCAACAGCAGTATCAACTTTGAATGAAGCAAGGTTAGCACCAATTTCGAAACCTTGGCCATTAGCAAGACTAGCAGCACCATCAGCAACTGTGATAAGAGCATCTTCAACAAGAAGAGTTCCAACAGAAGCTGAGAAGGTGTTACCAAGAACGATAAGGTCGCCATTAATGGTTATGTCGTCAGAGAAGGTTCTGCTACCAGCGATGGTTGACTTAAGGTCAAGACCTGCACCAGAAACGATTTCAAGAGCATCGTTGTTAACACCACCAGAAAGAACAAGTTCAGCACTAATTGCACCACTTCTAAAGTCTAGATCAATAGCATCGCTATCAGCAACAGAAAGGTGAGCACGAACTTCAGCAGCACTTGGACCAGTATAGGTGATAACACCGGTAGTTGAGTTGTAAGTAAGTGATCCGTCACCACCAGCATCAGTTACACTGATATCGCCACGAATTTCTGCTTGAGTTACACCTTCATATGAAAATACACCATTTGATGCATTATAAGAGAGTGAACCACGTCCACCATTAGAACTAAGATCAACAGAAAGCAATCCACGAGATGAACCAGAGAAAAGAACCTCGTCCATTGCGAAGTTACCAGCGCCATCATAGGTGATGAAGCGATCTGCTTCCATTGAAAGGTAGCCTTGAATGGTTCCA